TGAAAGGCCCACGCATTATTGCTATAGAACCTTGTTGTATGCAATATGCACAACAAGCTATTCGACGAGAACTATATTCTCTGATCGAATCCTATGAGTTAACAAAGGATCACGTTAATTTTCGTGATCAATCTGTTAATCAGGGTCTGGCTTTAATGTCGTCTTTCGATGGTCAATTAGCAACGATTGATCTTTCGGATGCAAGTGATCGCGTTCCGCGAGAGCTTGCTCTTGAGATGTTTCGATCTAATCCTGATTTATCAGGTGCGATTGATGCATGTCGATCGACGAGAGCTGAGATGCCTGACGGAACAATTATTGCTCCGTTACGCAAATTTGCTTCAATGGGTAGTGCTCTCTGTTTTCCAGTAGAGTCAATGTACTTTTACACTATATGTGTAATGGCTCTTCTGAGAATTCAGAACCTTCCCGTAAGTCACGGAAACATTTTTAAGGTTTCTCGTGACGTCTATGTATATGGGGATGATATAATTGTTCCCAGTATACATGCGATTACTGTTCTTGAGTACCTACAAAAGTACAATTGTAAGGTAAACCTCAACAAGACTTTCTATACAGGAATGTTTAGGGAGTCTTGCGGAGTTGACGCATATTGTGGAGAGCTGGTTAATCCAGTATATCTTCGCAAATTGCGTCCTAAGAACAGGCGACAAGCGTCTGAGCTTATATCGTGGGTTGAAACTGCCAATCTCCTTTATAAAAAGGGATATTGGAAGACAGCCCAGCTCATGTGGCACACATGTGAGAGAGTCTTAGGGCCTTTGCCCTACGTCTCCGACAATAGTTCCGCGCTTGGACGAGTATCGTTTCTAGGATACCGTTCTGCCGAAAGGTGGAATCGGTCTCTTCAGCGCTTTGAATTAAAGGCGTGGAGTCCTAGACCTATCTATCGCAGTGACAGTATAGATGGATACTCGGCTCTACAGAAGAGTTTAAGTCGTTTAGAGGGTTTCGATTCTTCAATCGAAAAGCCTCGGCGCTTTGATCCTCTTCATCTAGAGCGATCCGCACTTCACGGAGGAGTTGCGTTAACTCTCCGTTGGGTCCCGTCCACCTAAGGACGGATGCCAGGTAATCCTGGTTGGGG